CTCCTTATCAACAAAAGGCTTCTCCGCGACCTCAACATGAATAACGAGAGTATCTTCAAACGGGTGAGGTTATTCCCTGAGGATGGCCGGTCATACGGTTCCCCTATCCACAGCAAACTCAAGGGTATTCAAGAAGGTGGATCCGATATATTCAACCTGGTAATGAATATCGCCACCGTTGTGATGATTCCCTGGTACTTCTACGAGGAAGGGGCCGGGATAAAGGGAAAGCATGAAATACATCCGGGTAAGGGTATTCCTGCAACCGATACAAGCAAGATCCTTTTCCCGAAGTTTAATATCAATCCCCAGCAATTCATTGAATTCATCAACACCTTTATCCAGTTATGGGAGCGCACGATAAGCCTATCAGAACCACAAATAGGCAAGCAGACGAGTGAACAAACTACGGCAACCGAAGTTTTGGCCGTGATTCAGGAAGGCAATATCAAGCACAACTATCAGGCCACCACGTTCAAGGAAGAGTTCTTATCTATCATTCGCACTATGTACGATCTCTATTACCAATATATGCCGTACGACAAGATGATCGAGAGAAACGATCAGCAGATACCTTTCCCGCGTGGATTCATGCGGAGACCTTACAACTTCAGGTTAACGGGAAGTACAGAGCAGAGCAACAAACTGATTGAGCGGAAGGAGAATGAAGACCTGTTTAACATGACGGTGAATGATCCCTACATCAATCAGTTGCAGATACGGGAAGACCTCTTGAAGAGTTACGGGCGCACGAATACAGACGATTATATCAACCCGGAGCTCAATGACTTGATGCAGTTATATCAGCAATTTCCAGAAGAGGTGCAGCAACTTTTACAGCCGCTTATAGCGCAATTGCAGGCGGCACAGGCAGGAGAAGGACAGGGTGAGCAAGGCGGAACTCCTACTGAGTGACGACTTCCGGGCATACCGGGTAAAAGAGCTTGAAGAGGGCGCAAACGTGGTGCGCGAGTTCTTGCAGGGCAAGTGTACCCCCGACTATGCAAGGGGTGGTATGGAAATGCTCAAACGGATTTTGCTCATACCGAAGAAGTTTGAATTGGGCAAGAAACAAATGGAGAACATTGACCTAGCGGTTCAAAAAGAATTTGACGAGTTTCACTTTCAGATGGTTAAGAGGTTTATGGAACCTGATTGAAAGGGGGTGACACCAAACCCAAGTAACTAACACATTCGTATAGAAACTGCAAACCTAAGAAAGGGCGCAGATATGGGGATTTCCCTCATACTGTTGCCCTTTTTTTATGCTGCCACCTGGCTACAGGTGAGAAAGGAAAAGCATGAAAGAACTTTGGAACTACTTCATCAGATTGATGAAAGATCAGCGAGGAGAAGTCGGAGACCTTGATACCAAGGATGATGACGATACTCCTGACGCTGATGCCGTTGTCGAGGACAAAGACGACGACGAGGAAGAGGAAAACCCTTTCGCCATCAAGATAGGCGATGACGAAGAGGAGGATGAAAAGGAGAAGGCCAAGGCCAAGAAAAAGGCCGATGAGCCCGATGAAAAAGACAAACGAATAACCGACCTCGAAAAAGAGGTTGAGAAAGCAAAGAAAGCGAAAAGCAAGGCATTCTATGACTTACGCCAGGCCAAGAAGGAAGGGCCTGAGAGCAAAGCGGGGCAACTAAGTAAAGCCCAAATCAGACAAATCCTTGCAGATAACAAGGATGATCCCGACACGTTGATGAACGTAGTCGAGTATATTGCGGAGCAAACCGCACATGGTATTTCCTCCGAGACAGTAAATGCCGCAGAGATAAACCGCAAGAAGGGCGAGTTAGATGGTCTTCTTGTAGACCGATACCCGGATATCAATGAGCCGGGTTCAGACATCCGTACTGAGGTGGATGAGGCCAAGAAAATTCTTGGTCTGGATAACCACCCATACGGAGACTATTTCGCTGTGGCATCGAGAGTATTGGAAGATTTGCCGGAACTTTTGAAAGATGCCTACAACAAAGGCAAGGGAGAGACCGGCGAGACAGCCGAGGATAAACGAAAGAAAGACATTAAATCGAAACAACTCCCTGCATCCAAGAAGGCAAAGGCACCTGGAGGGGAATTGACTGGAACGCAGGAGGAAACTGCGAAACAGATGAACATGACCCCCAGCCAGAGAAAAATTTATGCGAAACTCGCGGGAAACAAAGCCCGCAGTGTTTCAGTGGAGGAATAAACCATGAGACAAAGCACAAAAAAGATTGGAACAAATGGAACAGAAACGAAACAACCTAAAATGACAAAACCAGTGAATCTAACGCCCGAAGAGCTGGCTATTTATCAGCGGGTTAAGACCGAGGGGGAACGCGCAAGGGAATGGGAGACCATTGCCGAAAGCGATATAGAAGATTTCTCCCTTCGGGAAGACCCGATGAAACTGCCCGAATTCGCTCAGAAACTCAAGGATGCGAAACTTTATGCATTCAGATGGGTGGAAAAGAGCAAAGAACGCCTGGATGGAATCAGGAGTATGAGTCCACCGATGAAGTGGTGGATTGTGAACGCTGCAACTATACCCGAATCGACTGATGATGTGGACCCCGTACTCGGTTGCGTGTCTAAGCTGGACCAGCTTTTGGTCTTCAAACCTTATTGGATGTTCGCGGCACAGCAACGGATCAAACGGGAGATGGCAGATAACAAGAATCAGGCAGGAGATGTTCATAAGAAAGACGGTTTCGTTCCGGCAGACAATATTCAATTGAGGGCAGGGCCGGACTTTAAGATTTCGAGCAAGGATGAGGTTGTGGCTGATGAGCAGGAGTTTATCGGCGGCAATGAATCCGAGGGCTTTGACGAACTGGTTACAAACGAATAGGAGGACCTAAATTATGGCAAAATGGAAAGACTCACCCTTTGGGCTTATCCCTTGGGGACCTGTGCTGAGTGCCGAGTATTATAGTGTGGCAGCTTCGCCGACTATTGCCTTTTATCATGGCGACCCGGTTCAGCATGGCGGCACATCTCTATCAACGCCGATTGGGTGGCGCCCCAGTGTTGAGGCTGGTAATGTAGTTGCAGACGGTGATTTACTGCTGGGAGCAGTTCTCAACGTATTGGATGAGGATATGTATCCTCTTCAATATATGGCTGTTGGCAGGGCTGGAAATGGCACTATTGCCGGATATGTGTTGGTAGCCAACCATCCTGACCAACTTTTCCTCATTCAGGAAGATTGCACAACTACACCGATCCCGGCAACGAGTAGTGAAATGAATGCTCCCCTTACAGTAGTGGCCCTCAATGCAGGCAATACCGCAACTGGCCGGAGTACGTGTGAAATTACTTCTGCTAGTGTCAATACGACCGCAACGTTGGCTGTGAAACTGCTCTTTCCCCATCCAGAGGACACGATACCGGGGACGGCGACCTATCACACCAGATGGATCGTGAAGATCAATGCTCACGCATTAGATGCTAACATCATCGCTAAGGTTACATATACCTAAGAATAACTGAATCATAGTCAACCTTAAAAAAAGGCGCACGGAACTGGGAGCAATCCCATTCTAAAGCGTCTTTTTTATTGAAATAGGAGGAACAAATTATGTGGACAAGAGGACGATTCGCCAATGAGTTGGTGCCCGGTCTCTTTACCGTTGCGATTGACAGTTACGTGAATCGCAGGGCCAAGAGCATGTGGCAGCAACTTGTTACGATTAAAACCTCCAAGAAGGCGAAGGAGGAAAACGCGGAGCGGTCCGGTCTCGGTCTGCCGGTTGTGAAAGGTGAAGGCGCCGGTGTGACCTATGACGTCGAGATCGCAGGGCCAAAGCAGGCATGGGTGCCCAAGGTCTATGCCCTGGCCGTGAGGATTACCGAAGAGGCCATTGACGACAACCTGTACGAGCTTAATGGCGGCGGTGAGGCCGGTGGACTCAAGGAAATCTTTCACGATCTGGGCGAGGCCATGGAAGAGAACATCGAAACCCTGCTTGCTCAGTTCTTCAACTACGGTACAGCCACGACCTACCATACAACCAGAGCGGCAACGGCCACGGCTCTCTTTGACACCACCCATGACTTCATGGATGGCAATACCTTTTCCAACCTGGCGACCAGTTCCGATCTGACCTATTCAACCTTTTGGGCGAATCTGATTGCTGCTGAGAATCAGTACAATCACCGGCAGTACAAGATTGCCAAGACGGTTGAGAAACTATGGCATCCGCCTCAGTTGGAAAGGCAGGCAAGGGAAATCCTGCAATCACCGGACAGGCCGGATACGGCAAATAGGGCAATCAGTGCCTATGCCAAGAGTGGTCGGAATATCACCCCGTGCAAGTGGGCCTACATGACCGACGTTGATATGTGGGCATTTCAACTCTCAGGACGCGGGATCATCTTCTTCTGGAATCGGAAGACCCGGTTTGCGCGAGAGCGCGAGTTTCAAACGGGAGATATGATGATGAAATCCGACCAGAGGTGGAGTTGTGAAGTGGATGATGCCCAAGGATTTTACGGCGTGGTTCCTGCGTAAGAAATCAATG